GTGATTCAAACCGCCGAAGGTCACGCTCTCTACACTCAAATGCGCAGCGGCGCGGCAGCTTAATACTAAACGTTTTTTAAAAATCTTAAGGAGTACACCATGGCTTTCGATAACGCAGTACACACCATCAATGCCGTATCCGGTGCGGATTATTCCGCGAGTCAATATCTTTTTGTAACCGTTGCATCCGATGGCGAGATTGATCCCGTTGGCACGGCTGGCTTGCCTGCTCTTGGCGTGCTGTATAATGCGCCACAAGCAAAAGGCATTGCCGCTGAGGTTGCAATCGCTGGTGTAGCAAAGGTGAAAGCCGGGGCGGCTTTTAACGCTGGCGTTCTGATTATGAGTAGCGCTGCTGGCAAGGCAGTTACAGCAACCTCTGGCAACCGCATTTTAGGCATGGCTGTAACCGCAGCCGCAGCCGATGGCGATATTGTTAGCATCCTGCTGCAACCGTTTGGCCGCGTTGCTTAATCTTTGTTTAAAAATAGTGGTTTCAACTTAAGGAGAATAAAAAATGTCTACACCTACGTTAAGAAGCGTTCACGTTGATTCCGCATTAACGAACATGTCCATTGCTTACATCCAAAAGAAAACAAACTTCATTGCAACACAAGTTTTCCCGCTTGTTGAAGTTGATTTTTCAAGTGATGTTTATTTTACCTTTGATCAAGGTGACTTTAACCGTGATGAAGCCCGCTTGCGTGCACCTGGCACTGAGTCTGCTGGCGGCGGTTTCAAAATCACTAAAGACCAAGCATATAACTGCGCGGTAACAGCCTTTCACCATGATATTGACATGCAAAAGCTGAAAAATGCTGACCGGGTTATTAACTTAGAGCGCACTGCTGTGCAATTCGTAACCAACAAGCTTCTTATGCGCCGCGAGTTGGATTGGGTTGATAAATATTTTAAAGCGGGTGTGTGGTCTGCTGGTGATATCGCCGGGGTTGCCTCAGCACCTAGCACAAACCAAGTGCTACAATGGAATGATGCAAACTCAGACCCGATTCTAAACGTTTCGAATGGTAAATCAGCTATCCTGCAGCGTACTGGTTTTGAGCCGAACGTGCTTGTTCTTGGCTTTGAAGTTTACGAACAACTGCGCAATCACCCAGATATTATTGAGCGTGTGAAATACGTTCAAAATATTGGCGCAAACCAAGCTGTAAAAGTTAATAGCCAAGCTCTGGCCGATCTGTTTGACGTTGAGCGTGTGCTTGTTTCTAAAGCGATTCAAAACACTGCCTACGAAGGTCAAACCGATGCACCCAGCTTTATTGCGGGTAAGCGTGCGTTGCTTGCTTATGCCGCACCAGAAGCTGCTTTAGAGATGCCATCGGCTGGTTATACTTTCAGCTGGCAGCGTTACGTTGAAAGCCGCGATCCAAACGGTATCGGCTTTGATCAGTTCCCAATGCCTCACCTGAAAGCACAACGCGTTGAAGGCGAAATGGCAATTGATCAGAAACTGATTTCTGGCGCTCTTGGCTATTTCTGGACAAGCATTGTTGCTTAATTGGAATTATAAAAAATGAAAACCCGCAAGCCGCAACGGTTCGACTTATCGAGGGATTTAGTGGTGGTAAAGCCATTTAAATTTAACGGCAAGCCTATGAATGCGGGTTTTCAATTCCACTTTACTTTACCTAGCCCTTACATTGTAAAAATTCCTAGCACTGGCGAAGAGTTTAACTTGTTTGATATGCCCTTTAAAAAGCTATCCGCTCTCATTCAAGAGCTTGGCTTTAAGCGCAGCAACAACCGGGAATCGCTGCAAAAACAGGTATGCGAGCATTACAGCTTGCCGTATCCGCCAGCGAAAGAAGAGCCAGAAGAAGACGCCGAACAAGATTCTGAATCATTAGAAGATGCAGCAAAGGCCTTAGAAAAAGACGCCGTTGCTGTTTAGTTACAAAGGATTAAACGCATGGCAACGACTAAATATTTTTCCGGCCAGTTATCACCTTTTGGCGGCGATTCAGGAACAGGTGGCTTTCAAGGTGTAGTGCCAGCCCCTTTGCCCGGCGATGCAACCTTGCGTAATGAATACCTTCATGCAAGTGGTGTCTGGAAGTCTTTAAGCAACGCTGATTGCCTTTATATAAATGGCCTTGGTGATAGCATCACAGCATCGTCTGTGATGTCTACTGTTTACCCTAGCACGATTAAACAATGGACTCAAAGTGAAGTTGTCCCCGCTCGTTCCTTGCGGCAGAATGGCGGCTATTTCTTTTACACCGCATCGGGCGGAACTACTGCTAGTTCTGGATCAGGCCCTACCCGTACAAACATAGGGTCAACAGATGGAACTGTTACTTGGATAAATCAGCAAGTTACAACCCAAACGCAAAACCATTCTTATCTTTATTACACTGAAATATTAAGCAATGGCCGCTTAATTTGGGATACATCAACGGGATATAACGGCGCACCAGGCGGGGCAGTCAAAGCAATTGTTGTGAACGGCGGCTCTAATTACAGCGCCCCTACGCTGGTTAATACCGATGGGATTGAAGCAACCTTTACGCTTTCAAATGGCGTTATCACTGCAATCAACATTCTGTCGCCTGGCAACGTAAACAACGTAGGTGTTTTCCCGACCATTAGCGATCCTACTGGTAGCGGCGCGGTGATTAGTTGGGTCTTTTATCCTAGCGGAACCTTTGGTGTTTCGGGGAGTACAACGGCTGGAATGGTTGCCCGCTTGCCGGATGTTATCGCAAGTAAAAATGATATCATTGTGGTTTATGGCGGCACAAACGACTTAACGCAGGACGTACCAGCGGCAACAATCTTTGCTAACTTGCGCACCTGTTATGAGCGTTTAATAGATGCTGGCAAAAAAGTTATTGCCGTTCCTATTTCGCCTAGGTCTGGTCTCACTACGGTGCGTCAACGCACCATGAATCGCGTTAATACGCTTATTGTAGATTATTGTGCGCGAAAAAGTTACATCAACCCATTAGGCTATAGAGATATTGCTCTTGCCGATCCCCGCGTTTACTTGACGGATGGAACATCGGATAACGTGCCGATTGGCGGTGCGTCAAACGTTGTAGGGGCGATGACCTATGACGGCCTGCATCTTTCCGCACGCGGCGCTTTCTATCAAGCTATGACAATTATTGCGGCTGCGGAACGTTGGATTGCAAGACCTCAGACAGCGGGAATGCGGGCGGCAACTCAATTTGACGCTTATGCAGCAAGCGACAATCCGACCGGGAATCTATTAGAAGCATATCCTTGGACAGCAAACACGGCTGTCGCTGTTGGTGACTTGGCGCGGAACGATTCGCCCGCCCGGGTTTACTATTGCACATCGCCCGGAACAACTGCTAGCAGCGGCGGACCAACAGGAACGGGAAGCAGCATAACCGATGGAACTGTAACGTGGGCTTTCGCACACTTAGCAGGCATGTCTGTTTTCAATAGCGGCACAGGTTCCGCGCCATCAGCGGCGGCTGGTGTTACCATCACGGGTAACTTAGCGGGCGGCTATTTCATGCAGCGTAACAGCGGCACAGCAGCTGGAACTTTAACGGCGGCGATTGAGTCACCGTGGAGCAACGGTCAAGTTGGCGCACGGCAATCATTGGCATTCTCTTTAGGCTCTGGAACTTCAACGGATTTGTGGCTGTTGCAATTTGGCAGCTATGTCTATCAGCGTTATGGTTTATTGCCTGCTGATTTAGCAAACACACTTGTTGAGTTTGAGGTAGAATTAGAGGTTTCAAACCTTGCAAACTGCAATGGCATTTACCTACAATTGTATTCGGATTACGCATCAAGCCCACCTAACGATTTCATTGTAGCGCAAGCAGGAGCGCTTGGTGGCGGTTCTGGTCTTAATGCAACCTTGCCGAATAGCTCTGGTGAGATGCTTAGCTATCCTAATAATGGTCTCATGACTATTCGTACAAAACCAGTGCGGTTGCCACTTGATTTGTCAACTTTATCAACATGGCTATTCTTTAGTTTTAACGCCAGCGGCGGCGCTAACAGCGCAACGGGTACGTTTAAAATAAATCGTTTTGCCTTTAGAAAGGTCTTATTATGATCGGCGTTTATAAATTCGCAGCTGTAAAAGAAAAGATTCAAGATCTGATTGCTCAGGGTCTTTATGATGATTTTGAAGCCGCAGGCGGCGACAAAGAAGCTCGCCTTTTAGAAATTGAAGCGGGCTTTGTTGAAATATTAAACGCTCGCTTAGGATAAAAAATTATGGCTGCTTTTAACAAGTTTAATGCCTTTGTAGAGGATTTAGCGGAAAGGGTGCACAACCTAGGCGCTGATACTCTAAAGGTTATGCTTACGAATACCGTGCCGCTTGCGACGAATTCTATTCGCGCCAACCTGACGGAAATAAGCGCGGGCAACGGTTACACGGCTGGAGGAAACAGTTGCACGATATCATCAAGCGGACAAACTGCTGGTGTTTACAAGTTAGTCCTGGCCGATACAATTTTTACGGCAAGCGGCGGCAGCATCGGACCATTCCGTTACGCGGTGCTTTACAACGATACACCGACCTCACCAGCCGACCCGCTCATTGGCTGGTATGATTACGGCGCGGCTGTAACTTTGCTTGACGGCGAAACGTTAACTATTGATTTTGACGCCACAAACGGCGTTTTAACGGTCACATGATATGTCAAATGACATCACCCTTCCAGGCACGGGCGCGGTAGTTAATACCCGCCAGCAATCTGATCTATCACATAATCAGGTTGTTGAAGTTGACGGCGAGTTATTAACAACCCTGCAAAGTTTAACCCTGGCATTGAATAATATCTCGAAATCAATTGGCCTTATGATGCCGGATGCTTCAGGCCGGATGCGCGTTTCTTTAGATGCGGCAACAAACACAGGCAGCATAGGCAACATTGGCACGGTGACTACTGTTACTGGGGTCACTACAGTGACAAACGTGACAGCGGTTGCAAGTTTGACAAACCAGATTTCAATCGGCAGCTTTAACGCAAACGATCAAGTTCCCGCACTCATGAATACAGCGGTCCGCCTCAATAGACAACTTATCACAGTGAGCTAACCCATGCCGACAACCGTAAATTTACGCAAAATTCTTGACAGAAAACAGTTTGAGTTTGCAACGCCTGCTCCAGTAGCTACTGCTGCTGGTATGTGTATTTGTTCAAGCCGCCACTATAGGCAGCAGCAGTTATATTTAACCAGCAACACTGTTGCTTATATTTTTAACCCATTAGAAGATGGATTTACTCAGATACCATCCCCGGCTCTTGCTGGAACTTTTGGAGCAGGAGCGGCGGCTGTTTCTTCGGCAGTCGGTCCGTCCGGCACGGCAACAGGTGGCTCAACAACAACGGTTGCAACTGGCTTAAACTTACAGCGGGATTTACGCGGCTATTCAATCCACATTACGGGCGGTCCCGGCGCTGGTGACGTGCGAACGATTGCTAGCAATACATTAGGGGCAACTGCTACAATCACTGTTACCAGTGCTTTTAGCGCCACAATAACTTCCTCCTCTACATATCGCCTATTGACGCCGCGTTGGTACGTTGTTGGCGCTGGTACGCTTGCCTCAGGCTCATTTAAACATTACGACCTAGCAACAAACACATGGACAACCTTAGTAAACACGGGATTGCCTGCAACGATTGGTACGGATAGCAAGTTGGTTTCAACGCCTAGCTGGATTCTGACGGGCTTTAACTCTTTTGCAACAGGAACCGCAACGGCTGGAGCTGGAACAACTTTAACAAACAGCGGCAAGGCATGGACAACAAACCAGTGGGCAAACTATCAAGTGCGCATCACCGCTGGTACTGGCTTAGGTCAAATAAGAACGATTGCAAGCAACACAGGAACGGTTTTAACTGTTTCAGCGGCTTGGACTACAAACCCAGATGCAACGTCTCAATACTCCATTGAGGGTAACGACGATTTTATTTATTATATGGGTAACAACGCTGTTACTCTTTATCGTTACAGCATTAGTGCCAACACTTGGACAACTTTATCGCCGGGGGCAGCACGAGCGGCAGCGCCGGGCGCGGGTATGTCTGGCCATTGGGTTTATGCGGCAACGGATGCGGCTTGGACGGCGGAGAACGCAATCCTTAACGGCAGGCGTATTTACTCTTTCCGGGGCGGCGGCAGTGCTGTTTTAGATTATTACGATATCGCAGCCAACACATGGGTTAGCGGCGTGCCGTATAGTCCCTTAACGGAAACGTTCACCACTGGGACTAAGTACGTTTATTATAAAGACTTTCTTTATATAACAAAAGAAAACACCGGGCGTTGGTTTAAATTCAATATCGTGACTGGTGAAATGGATGGATGGGGGACAATGCTTTACCCGCAAGGAACGGCTGTTGTCGGTGATACTGCTTTTGATGTCACCTATGTCGACGGTGCAACAGAGGTTGAATTTATTTATATGCTGCTCAACACTTCAAGTGTGATGTTGCGGCAATTTGACATATGAGTTTGTTATTACTTTTTAATGGAGGCGCTGGCGGAGGCGGCAATTCGTACACCCTGCCCACAAATCCGGGTGACTTTGTATTCTCTGGTATCCCCGTTAATATTCTTGCTGGAAAAAAAATAACAGGGGATGCAGGCGGCATAGCATTAACAGGCGTTAATGCCCCACTATTATTAGGGAAAAGAATTTTTATAAACTCAGCATCATTTACATCCAGCGGCGTTGATGCTTCCACGGTTATCAATAGAATATTAAATGCGAGTTTAGGCGCTTTTAATTCTGTATTTTTTGGCGCATCTATTCTCATTGGAAAAAAATTTCTTGCTGCTGGCGGCGCGTTTTCTGCTGTAGGCACTGCCATCTTACTGCGCAAAGGATTTGTTTTAAAATCAGACCAAGGAACTTTTACGCGGTCAAGCCCTAATGTGGGTCTGTTTTTTCAGCGGCTGTTAAGCGGTGAGCGTGGAACGTTCACTATAAGCGGAATTGATATTTTATTTCAGCGAGCCGGGCAACCGCCAAGCTATAGGCGTGTAAAGACTATTTTTGAATCTAGATTTATTAAAGTCAATCCTGTATTAAGAAAGGTAAGCATTGAGTTTTTAGAACGAATTGTGAGGGTAAAATGACATTGCTACAATTCCCGGCTAAAGATTCAGACGAAGTTCTCGACTATCAAATAGACTGGGCCGCGAATTTAGCCGCTGGCGAAACTATTTCTACCTCAACATTTACGGTTGATAATGGCCTTACTATCCAGAGCCAATCAAACACCACAACAGTAACTACCGTATGGCTTGCCGCTGGCACAGAGGGTTTGACCGCAAAGATTCTTAACCGGGTTACTACATCAGGTGGGCGCACCATGGATCAGACCGTCACCTTGCCGATTAGAAAAAAATAAGCGACTCGCTAAAATCCAGCCACTGTATTCCCTTGACGCATTCGCTTCTGATAGAATCGGTTAAATTCATAGGTATTAATCATGACTTGGACATTCAGCGGCGATCCGTCATATTCCTTACTCGACCACGTTCGCAGCCTGATAGGCGATATTGATTCTACGGATCAGCTTGTTAGCGATGAAATTATCAACTTCCAGTTAACGCAAAATGCTAACGATGTTTTTCTTGCGTCTGAGGCTGTTTGTTTGGGGTTGGCCGCTAAGTTTGCCCGCAAGGTTGATACCTCTGTTGAATCGGTGCGCGTTGCCTATAGCAGCCTTCATAAGCAATACATTGAGATGGCGCGGCGCTACAAGCAGCAGGCGGCGAACTCCTCCTCTACATCGGGCGGCGGCGGCATTGGTATTCCTATTGTTGCTGGGATTAGTATTTCTGAAAGCGATTCGCTCAAAGAAGATTCAGACCTGATACAGCCGCGTTTTGAGCGCGATCAGTTTGATAATGATATGTCCTATGAGGATAGCCGCTGGAGGCGCAACCCATGACAACGCTTGCCCTTGCATCGTATCAGCTTTTACGTGACCTTGGCAAAACGTACAGCCTAAAAAAAAATGCTACTGGCGCATATAATACGGGAACCGGGCAATCAACTGTTACGGTCACAAGCTCAGACTTTACCGGGAAGCTCATAGAATACCGCAACAATGATGTTGATGGTACGAATATACAACGAGGCGATAGGCGCTTGCTGGTTTCCGCTGCATCCCTTGCAAGCGGCATCGTGCCTGAAAATCAGGACGTTGTGACGGGTGACGGCAACGACATGAATATTATCTCTGTGCAAAAGATAGAGGAAGGCGGAACCGTTGTTATTTATCTGTGCCAGGTGCGCACATGATAAAGGGAAACTTTGGCGATTTTAGCAATCAAATAGGCAAGCTCATTGATGGCTATAAAGGCCGCATGGATGCTCTGGTGCAAACGGCAACGTTTGATTTGTTTGAAACAATTGTAAAAAGGACGCCGGGACCCGGTAACAGCATTCAGAAAAAACCCGCGCCGGGAACACCTACCGGATTCTTGCGCGGCTCTTGGTATGTCTCAATTGGTAGTGATAGCGGTGCAAGCAAGGGCAGACCGGACCCATCGGGCGGTGTCACTATTGCCTCAATTAATGCCGGGCTAAGCAAGGCAAAAGCGGGCGATACCATTTACTTTCTCAACGCGGCAAAGTATGCGCTGCGCTTAGAGTTTGGGTTTGTTGGCACTGATAGTTTGGGGCGCACCTACAATCAAGCGCCGCGCTCTTTTGTGCGCTCCTCTGCTGCTGAATTCCCTAAGATTTTAGCGGAAGCCGCGCAGCGTATAGCGGCGAAGGCTTAAGAGCATGAGCGCATTCACATCCGCACGAAAAGCCCTAGAGGCGCAGCTAGCCGGAACAGCTGGGATACCCGCCGATGCGGGCGTGCCGCGCATTGCATGGGATAACGTAGAATTCAAAGTTCCTAATAAGCTAGCCTGGCTGCGCTCAACCTTCCAGCCGATTGATAGGCGCACTGTTGCTGTTGGCGCTAATGCCCCGTACTTGCATCAAGGCTTATATCTGATTGATTGCTACGCTGCCCTTAATGGCGGCCCCAATGCCGCCGATGCGCTGGCTGATTTAGTGCTTGCCCGGTTTTCTCACGGCCTAGGATTAACAGACGGCGGCTATACTGTTAGAATACGATACGCAGAGAGAAATCAGGGCATTGTAGATGCCCCGTGGTATTTCGTACCCGTTACGGTTTCCTGGTATCTCTACGAGCATTTATAAATTTAAAGAGGAGTACGGGATATGCCGTTTGGCACTACACCGAGTACGCCTGCAATGATTGCTTTGCCCTTTAGCACAAGCGATTTAAATCTGTCTAAAGAAATTCTGCAATCGCCGGATATTCGCGCCGACCGCGCCGTTGATTATTATCGCCACGGCAATCGTCAAATAGGCGGCGATATAGCCTTTGCGTTGCGAGCGGATGATTTGGATGATGTTTTAGAAAGTGCATTTTTCAGCACTTTTTCTTCAAACGTTTTAAAAATTGGCACAACCCAGCAGTCTTTAACGATTGAAGAGCGGTCACTTGATATTACTCAATTCCGCCGCTTTACTGGATGCGTGGTGTCGCAGTTGCAAGTTAATTGCCAAGTAAACGCTACAGTGAATTGCACGGCGTCGATTGTGGGCAAAGACATGACTACATCCACTTCCCCGCTGGATGCATCTATTACTGCATATAGTGCAAACGATCCGTTTGATACTTATTCTGGCGCAATCACAGAAGGCGGCAGCACGATTGCTATTGTGACCTCTGTTAACTTTTCGATTCAAAACAACGTAAGCCCCACATTCGTTTTGGGTTCTGCTGCAACGCCGCAGCTTGAATATGGCCGCAGCATTGTCACCGGAACGTTAGAGGCATACTTTCAGGATATGGCCTTGATGAACAAGTTTCTAAACGAAACGGAATCATCGTTACAGATTGCAATGACTACCCCTAGCGCCGCTGATACATACACATGGCTATTCCCGCGCATCAAATACAACGGCGGCAGCGTGCCGATTGCCAATGAGCAAAGCCGCATTATCAGCATGCCTTTTGCTGCGCTGTACGATAGCAGCACTGCAACAATGGTGCGCCTCACTAAATCGTAATACCCTTTCTATCTCCTCTCCATGTCAACTAGGGCGGTTCTTTAAAACAGAGCCGCCCCTTTTTTTTGTTTGCTTTTTATTTGGCGCAAGATAGAATAAACAAAATGTTTTCTTTATATAGATGGAGCAATAATTTATGACTGATTTATCCGTGTTTAAGACTGATATTGCCGGGTCATGGCTTACAGTTACACACCCTGTTACAGGCTCAACGTTAGAAACCGCTGATGGAAAACCCGTAAGGATTCGCGTTGTTAGCCTGCAATCCGACCAGTGCCAAAAAGTCACAGCCCAGTTACACAACGAGCGGGAAAAGAAACGTCTTAGCAATCGGAAATACTTTCAAACCGCAGAGGAATTGCAAGAGGGTCTTTTAAAGCTGCTGGCCGCTGCAACGCTAGAGTTTGACAATCTGGAATACAACGGCGAGCTTTTGAAAGCCACAAGCGAAAACGCCTATAAAATCTATAAAGAATTGCCTTGGCTGCGCGAACAGGTGGAACGCTTCATTGAGGAGTGGTCAAGTTTTTTGCCGAAGGCATAGAAGAGCTACGCGCCTTTGCTGAGGCGCAATTTTCTATGTCATTCCCGATAGGCGATGGCGGCGTTTCAGAGCGCGAGCATCTCTTAAAAATGGCAGAACAACACGATATAGTTGACCCTAGGCTTTTGGTGCAACTGCCTATTGATATGGCCGGGTATTGGAATTATTACTGCCTGCTATCGCAAGGGCGCTCCTCAGACAAGCCCATCACCTACACCGATATAGTGTCTTTCTGTCAACTTTATGGCCTCAGGTTCTCAATCTACACCATCCATGTTATAAAAGAGCTGGATGTTTTATGGCTTGATATGCAGTCAAAGAACATGCGGGAAAGGATGCGTAAAAATGGCTGATCTTGCTAAGCTACAGATTGCTGTTGATACAACGCAAGTACGCACCGCGATTAAAGACCTAGAGAATTTACAGGCAGCAACAAAAAGGTTTAGTGACGGCACAGCGGGCGCGGCGCAGAAATCCACCTCAGCTCTTAACACGATAACAGGCGGCACGTCTGGCGCTGCTAAGGCTGTAAACGATAACATGCAGCGGGCTGCGCTTAGCATGACAAATTTCAGCGCGGCAACTTCCAGTGCTTTAAATTCTGCGCAGAAAAATTTCACAGGTGTAAGCACCGCCGCTGCTGCAACATCAAGCAATGTTTCTGGCGTCTTTGGACGCATGGTTAATTCCGTATCAAGTGGCCTAAGTGGTCTTTCAACCCGTTTAGGCGATACCCTGTCCCCGCTCAATAGGTTGACGGGTGCATTCCGGGCGGTTAACGAAGCGGCTCTCTCTGTCTTTCTAGTGTTTCAAGGCTTTAAAATATTAGGCGGTGTCTTAGGCTCTTTTGTTGCTGCAGGCGATTCAATGCAAAAAACAAAAATCCGCCTAGAAACTTTGACGGGTTCTGCAAAAGAAGCGAATGAAACATACGGTTATTTGTTTAAAACCGCGCAAAAAATGAGCATCCCTTTTGATGACTTATCAAGAAGCTATTCTAAACTTTTGCCGCTTATAAACAACGGTGTTTTGACCACTAAGCAAGGCCGTGACATCTTAGAAGGGCTGGCCGATACGGCTGCTGCAACTGGCGCAACTACCGAACAGCTCAATCAATCCATGTACGGTTTGGCGCAGGCGTTAACATCACCAAAAGTGCAGGCGCAGGAACTGAATCAGATTATCGAGCCTTTGCCTGGCTTACTGCAAAACTTGGATGCAGCAGCTGCCTTGCCCGCTGGTGGTTTTAGAAAGCTGGTTAACGAGGGTAAAATCACGTCTCAAATCTTGGCGGAAACCTTGCCCGCAGCCTTGGCACGCTATAAGGGATCAGCGGAAGCGCAGCGCGATTTGGTGAGTGCCTCAGCAACCCGTTTAAGTAACGAATGGACTAAGTTAAAGGCAACTTTATCTATCCCGCTTAACTTTGTTTATGCAAACTTTCTACAGGGTATCACGTTTTTGATTCGCCAAGTGAACGCTTTGATTGACGCTATAAAATCCTTAACGACTATAACTGATAGTGCCGCTGGCGGTAAGGTTGGAGATATATCACAAAAAACTAAAGATAGGCTTGCGAAGGACTATGCCGCCTTAACGGGGGATAAGAAAGACACCGCAGGCAAGGCAAGTTTTAATTATGGCGAGTACATAAAGAATTTGAATCAAGAGATTAGCATTCTAAAGATGGAAAGCCGCGTTGCCGATGTGGTGACTGAATCATACCGGGCTTACAACGATGCTAAAAAAGACGGCATAACGCTTAGCGGTGCGCAAGGAACTGAAATTTTTAATCTGGTGCGGCAGAAGCAACTTATAACCGAGGTTAAAGACCTAACCAAGGCCGCGAATGATGACTTGCTTAATGCGAATGCTGAAAAGCTGAAATCCTTAACAGAGGTTGAGGCTGCTCAGCGCAATCTTTTGCGCTCAAACGAAGCAGACCGTTTAACGCAGCTTTTGCCTATTGCATCCGAACTTGAAAAGAGCGGCCAGTTAATTGGCGCTTATGATGCTATTCAAAAAAAGATTGTAGCGCTGCGCTCAATAGAGATAACAAATCCAAACGATGAAATAACCACTAGCGGCTTATTAAGTTCTGCTGAATTGCGCCTGAAAGAATTGGCGCAGACGGATGCAAAGGGCGCAGGCACGGCAATCGCGGATGCTATGACAAACGCCTTTGAAGCCGCAGACGATGCACTTGTGAACTTTGTTAAAAGCGGCAAGCTAAACTTTGGCGATCTGGCCGATAGCATTATATCTGATTTAGCACGCATCGCTATTCAGCAATCCATAACAAAGCCGCTTGCGGGCGCTTTTGGCTCTCTCTTAGGTGTGGCAGGGACGGCGCTAGGCTCTTACTTCGGCGGCGGCGGCGCGGCTGCTGCATCGTCTGGCGCGGTTGCGCAAGGCTCTACGGTTGGCAACTACACGGTGGGCGGTGGCGGGTTTACGGGTGCATCATCAACCTTGCCGGGCTTTGCTACTGGTGGCAGCTTTACCGTGGGCGGCGCTGGCGGCACTGATAGCCAAGTTGTTTCTTTCCGGGCAACGCCTGGTGAAATGGTAAACATTCAAACCCCACAAGGTGGCGGCGCGAATTCGCCTGCAATCAATCAATCCTTTACCATTGATGCACGCGGCGCTGATCCGGCTTCTATAGCGCGGCTTGATAAGGCCATTGATTCGCTATCCCGTACCATGAAAACACAAACTATATCCGCCGTGCGAGAAGCAAAAAGCCGGGGTCAATTATGACGCGCACTATTTCATCTTTGAATGAGGAGCAAATTTTATCCGATACTCTTGCCCCGGTTATTTTGTTTTATGCTGATTTTCCTACAGGGGCTGTTAGAGCCTGGACTGGTGTTGGCGATCTTGTTTGGGACGGTGACACATATCTTGGGGTTGGTAATCTTGGCTCTGTCTCATCGATTGAGGAAACCATAAGCCTGCAGGCCGTTGGCGCAAAGTTTTCACTGTCCGGCATAAAAACTGAATTCATTACGCAGGTTTTAAATGATGACATTCAGGGGCGTGATTGCGTTGTTTACATCGGTTTTCTTGATTCATACGGCCAGCTAGTTGACGATCCTATTGTGCTTTTTAAGGGCTTGATGGACGTTTTATCAATTTATGAATCAGGCAATAGCACCTACGTTTCGATTGATGCCGAAAGTCTCTTGCGCGACTTTGAAGGCACGCGCACGCGCCGCTTAACGGATCAGGATCAGAAATCGGAATACCCTGGCGATAGGGGCTTAGAATACGTTGCTGGTTTACAAGAAGCCGAAATATTTTGGGGCCGCGAATATGAGAAATAGAAAGAAGAGCTGGCGCGATGACTTTGAAAAATTCATTGATTCCTATCGTGATAAACCTTTCCGATATGGCGATTCAGATTGCTGTTTATTTATTGCTGATTGCGTAAAATCAATTTCAGAAACGGCGCTTGACCCGGCGGCTGATTATCGCGGCCACTATGATGATGAAAATTCTGGCCGTGATGAAATCATGAATCGCCACGG